TTTAGATCGTGGGTGGGAGTTTAAAGTAATTACAGAAAAAGAACTAGGAGTATGAGTAGATTAGAAGGAATATTAGATGATTACACAGGTTCGGGAGATGTTGATGATATCTACCAAGAGGTTCTAGGTGCATTAACAGAGGGTGGTGCCCCAGAGGTTGGAAAATATTATACCTTTGTATATCGTCCTAAAACACCTAACTTAAGATATGATGAATATCCTCTAGTGGCAGTTACAAGTGTGTTTGATTGGGGATTCAAAGGAATTAACTTTCATTGGGGTCAATCAAGACAATACACCTTTCCAGAGATAGTTGGTGGTTTGTATAATATAACTGATGAAGAGATAACCGATGCCCGAAACTTATCTTTCGGAAAATATAGGCTAAATAGATAAAAAAGAGATATATATGCCAAATTTTCCTGCTAATTACGCTGAACAAGAGAAATATTATGCGTCTGAAGAATATCAGTCAAGTGCAAAAGCAGCGATTGCAAACAATGAACCTTTACCTACATATGAAAAAAATAAGGATTTAGGTAAAGAAGCTGAAAAACCTAGTGAGACACCAAAATCATCTGCACCTCTCAGATATCCTTACACAAAGATAGATGAGCATGATGATTATATGAGAATTGAAGTAGTTAAATTTACTCCACCAGGTCTACAAAGAGCAGAGGATTCACTTCGTTTAAGAACTAGTGATGAAATTGCAAAGAAAGATATTAAACATACTATCATGTTACCAGTCCCTCAAGGAGTGCTAGATGGTAGATCTGCAAATTGGAGTATGGGAGAAATGAGTCCTATTGATGCAGGAATTGTAAGTGCAGTATCGGAAGGTATGAATGCAGAAGGTAGTATTGGAAATATGGCAGGAAAAACCCTCTCAGAATTAACAAATCAATTATCACAATTAGGACAAGCAGATAGAGCAACAATTGATAGTTTACTTACTGGTCAAGTTGCATCAATGATTGCAAGTGCAATTACAGGTAACAATGTTGATGCTGTTGGTAGGGAAACTGGTTTAAGAATTAATAAGAACCAACAGTTACTATTCGATGGTGTAACTGGTAGAGACTTTAGTTTTGGTTGGGATATAGTTCCAAGAAGTAGAAAAGAAGCTCAACAAACAAAAATTATTTTGAGAGTTCTTAAACAAGCAATGTCTGCTCAAAGGGGAGGAACAAAAACAGTAAAAGGTTTGTTTATAGCATCTCCAGATATATTTTATCTAACATATATGAAAGGGAAGGAACAACATCCATTTTTAAATGCTTTTAAACCATGTGCACTTACTAATATGGCTGTAAATTACACAGGTTCTGGAACTTATGCTACATATCATGATGGCAATCCTGTGCATTTAAACTTAAGTTTATCTTTCAGAGAATTAACACCAATATTCAGAGAAGATTACTTCTCAGAAGAGTCAGGAGATGGAGTAGGATACTAATGGGATTTTTTAGAGAGTTACCAAATGTCGAGATTCTATCTCCTCTTGCAGATAGAAACTCTTCCTTAGATTATATAAAAGTTAAAAATTTATTTCGTCGTGTAAAAATCAGAGACGACTTGAAGAAATACTTTACTATTTTTGATAAGATAACTATCAGAGATGGTTTCCGTCCTGATCAAGTTGCGGAACAAGTATATGGACAATCTGATCTTGATTGGGTTGTGCTAACCACTGCAGGGATAATTAATGTAAATAATGAATGGCCATTAAATAGTCGTGAATTATATGAATTTGCTCTTAATAAATATGGTGCGTACTTAAATGCGACAAAGCATTATGAAACAATTGAAATTAGAGATATTAGAAATAGGTTAATTTTACCTGCGGGTCAAATTGTAGATGAAGATTTTTCAATACCAGATCCTTCTAACACACTTACTAGTTTATCAGGTAATGCAGTTAGAATTGGTATATCTAACTATGAATATGAAACTCGTGTAAATGAAAAGAAAAGAAATATTGATTTATTAAAACCAGAATATTTACAGCAATTTTTAAAAGACATGAGAAAAATTATGAAATACTCAAAGTCTTCTCAGTTTATCAATACAAGATTAGTTAGAACGTCTAATGTAAGAATCAAATCGCCATAAAAAAAAGGGGTCTGAACGACCCCTTTCTAGTATATTCTAATATCATTCTTGTGCTAATTTAGCAAAATATGATAACGCATCATCCTCATCTTCAGTAGATGGTGTTGTTTGAGTTGCAGCAGTAACTAATTCTTCTGCAGAACCACGACCATCATCTTCATGTTCAAGATCTTCTGTTGGTTGTATGCGAGTGCTTCCAACTCTTAAAACAGATTCAAGTCTCTTCTTCAAATCATCGTAAGATTTGAATTGATCAGCAGCAACAAACTCTTCAAGAGAGTATTGCTTCTTCCAGATTGCTTCAAGAGCATCGTCATCATCAAGTAATGGAGTTACAGCAGCAAATTCAGAACTATCATAGTTTCTGTATCCTGCTACGTTCTTTGCCTTTAACTTGAAGTTTGCACCTTGCCAGAAATCGAATGGATCGATTGCTTCCTCATCTTCAAACTCAGGTTGCATTGCTGCAGTAAGTTTGTCAAAGATCTTCTTACCGAACTTATATAAGAATACTTTACCTTCGTTCTCAGGATTTGCGGGATCCTTTACAACGTAGATATTACTAATGTAAGTTAACTTACGTTTCTGCTTTCTAGCAGTTTCTTTACCTGCATCAGTTCCATTGTTCCATAATTCTGAATTGTATTCAGATACTGGATCTTTCTGTCCTAATGTGGTTAAAGAGTTTTCGATATACCAACCACCAGGACCTTGGAAGGCATGGGAGTATAGTTTTACGAATGGGAGATCCTCCTTGTCAGGGGGTGGAAGGAAACGTATAACAGCGTAGCCATTTCCGCTTTTGTCTACGTCTAGTTTCCATAAACGGTCATCTCCTGTTGCACCGTTATTGTTCATTTTCTCAACTTCTTTAACTAACTTTGCAGTTAAAGAGCCTAATTTAGATTGCTTTTTAAGATTAGCAAACGACATAATTGGATACCTCGGATTAATTGGATTCGTTGGATGTTTGGATTATAGCAGATAAACTATTAAAAGTCAAATGATGTCTTGTTTCAATGTTTGAATAGTCTCATTCATGCAACTAAACAGTATCTGCATATCAGTGCCAGGTGGGAAACCCATACTTGAAATGGACTTCTGCAACGTTTGTTGCATTTTCTTTGCCTCTGGCGAATCATCAAGAGACAGTCTAGTGTACATAACCTTCTGCTTTTCTAATAATGTAATTAGTTTGTCAATGTGTTCAACTTTGTCTTCACGGGACATTAATGGATAACCAAATGCACGAGAGTACACTTGTTCTTGTAACTTGTTGATCTCAGCAAGTTCTTTTTTAATTATTTCAGAATCAAAAAAATTACTCATCTACTAAATCCCTCAGAATTTTTTTATAGTTGAATACATTAATATTTAGGAAAGGTAGATATTTCCTTATTTTCAAACTAACGGATTCCCACACTGGATCTTGTAATTTTGTATCAAAGTTTTTTACGAAAGAGAATATTTTTTCCAGTATTGTAAGTGTCTCTAATGATATTTCTCCACCCAGATACTTTTTGAGGACTATTGGGTGTCCTTTCGAGCAGTTGAATACTTCTTCTAATTTTTTTTCCGACAGCAATTCCGTTGATTGTTCTTTGAACAAGTAAGTCAAACTCTGCTGTCGTTTCATCCAGTCTGCGTACGTTTTTTCTCCAGAATTTATTATTTCTCCAATCCATAAATTTTGAGGTGTGTCGGCAGTTACAAAGTTTGCAAGTAAAAAATCTGTAATTTCTTGATCAGAATATTTCCTAGAGGTCTTCTCAAACCAATACTTATCTTTCCTTTTATTAAAGGATGTCATAGTTGCTCTTGATTTCCCTCCATACGTAAAAAAATCATACTTACGGTTAGTAAAATGATTTTTCATGGAAAGATATGTTTGATAAGTCTCAAAGGGTGTCACTTTCGTTTTCATCATTTTCTTCAGTATCTAGCGATGTTATAGAGTCTACAGGAACTTCTGATGCACCAATTCTATACCAGTGCTGATTGATTCCTATACTATCTGGTCTAACACCTAAGTATTCTAAATCAGGATAATTATGTTCACGCAATATTGCTTGTAAACGATAGTGCATTAACTCAGATTTAGAAGGCATTATAAAGGTAGTTTTGCTCTTGATGTAGGTTTCATAAAGTTAAGACGAGTCGCGTCCCACTTCAATCTTTCTTTCAAAGGTTTTGAAATAAGTCTTGTTATTGATTCTACCTCAAGTCCATTAATATCGCAATAGTGGCAGATAGCATCAATATAATTGAATTCTTCTTCTGCTACTATTTTTTCAATCTCCATCGCAAATTTCTGAGGTGTCAGAAATTTACTCTCAATTGCTTTTTCTAGTTCTTTATTTGGTTCCATAGAGGTCAAGTTTATCCCCAACAAATTTTCTAATATACTTGGTGAGGAGTTTGATGTACTTTCTTTTGTCATACTCTTCATAGACGACGCATTCTCCATTTTCACATGCCATGATAATTACAAGTTTTTTAACAGTTATTCCTGTTAGTTCATAGAGCATACAACCATATGCCATTGCTTGGACGAAATAATGTTCGATCCATTCTCTGGGTTTAGGTTTTTTAGATGTTTTAAAATCTATTATAGATAACTCTCCATCGTATTCTGCAATACAATCGACTGTTCCTGCAATGCCTAATTCTATACTATATAGGGCACCTTCCAGACAGTGAATATTATCTATTTTGTTTAATTTTCCCTTTGAAATTTTAAAAAGAAAATCTGATATAGGTGGAACTTCTGGAAGAACTTCATCATTTTTAAGATAATGCTCTGTGAGAGTGTGCATATCAGTTCCACGAGTAGTAGCAGCTTTTGTAATACGATCTGCCTCCTCATCTCCTACCTTTTTCCTCCAGTTAACAAAGATTTCTTTATTAAAATGACTCGTTACAGAAGTAATCGAAACAAGTTTAATTAACTCATCTTCTTCTGGAACTGAATAATAACGAACTCCATCTATAGTCTCCCTAGAGAGTTTAGGAAGATTCAAATCAATATGTTTAAACATTACATACCTAACTCAAGTTTTGCAACAAGATACTCTTTTACTAGTCCAGAACGTAT